GCCAGCAATTGATTTACTATTTGAAGAACTAATCGAACTTAAGATTGTTAAGCAAAATAGGGTAGACCACCCTCGCAAATCTTCTAAGGACCTTGCGGATGCTGTCTGCGGTGCCATCTTTGGTGCTATCAGCCATACTCCAAAAGACCAAAACCTTGAAGTTGAGGTTCATACCTTTAGAGATCGTCCTAAGCAGACGCTTGACACAGATATGAACGGTGTGATACAATATAAGCCTATGCCAAAAGAGGTTAAAGAATACCTGGCTAGATTCGATCTAATCTAACTATAAATATAAGGAGAAACAAACATGACTTCATTCAAGAAGCCACTAATTGCTATTGCCTCAGCACTAGCACTCGTAGGAACTGTTCTTTCAGTCCCTGCCAACGCTGCAACCGCAGCACTAACTGTTAACGCTGTTGCAGTTACCACCGCACCAACTACTGCTGCTAATGCTGTAGCACTACCTGTACCTGCAGACAACTCTGTAGATGCAACTGACGCTCTTAAGATTGCTCTTGCTAGCGTTGCAACTGGAAGCAACGTTGTAGCAACTGCTACTGACGCACTATTGCTTACTAGCCTAACTGGAGCAACCGCTTCTTCTGGTTCAGCAACCGTGACGATTGCAACTGGTACTGGTACCACTGCAGACATCTTCGTGTTTACAAAGACCACTAAGACTGGAACTGTTGCTGTCACGGCTGATGGCGTAACTACTACTTATTACGTAAAGGGAACCGCTGGTGCTCTTAACACAATTAAGGTAGATGCACCAACCGCTGCCCTTGGCACCACAGCAAAGGTAACTGTCACTGGTACCGACGTATTCGGCAATGCGGTTTCTGGATCTTCTGTAGCACTTCAGGTTGTTTCTGCAACTGCAACTGCTACTCATGCAATCACCACTACTGCTGACGGTACTGCAGTCAAGGACCTAACTGGTCTTGCTGTAGGATCGTATGATCTTCTTGCAACCGCCACTGTATCAAGTGCTGTAACTGGTCTAACTGCTCCTACTGGTTTCGTTCGTGGAACCCTTAAGGTAGTTGACCTTGCTGCTCTTGTTGCAGAGAAGGACGCAGAACTAGCAATCGCTAAGGCTCAGATTGCTGACCTAACAAGCAAGTTGGCTCTTGCAGAGGCTAAGGCTTCTGGAAACAAGGCTAAGTACAACGCTCTAGCAAAGAAGTGGAATGCAAAGTTCCCAAAGGCTAAGGTTGCACTACTCAAGTAATTGAGATATAATAGATTGGGGAGAGGGCTTTCGTCCTCTCCCTTTTCTATCACCAGACTATATAAAAAGGGGTTATACTAGATGTCTTTAGATATCGTATACTTCTCAAATTATTCGGGGAACACCAAAAGATTTGTGGAGAAACTAAATGGAAGCACTATTCGTATTCCTATTGATTGGGATAGCGACAACCCTATTACTGTCACTAACGGTTATGTACTTTTTGTACCGACTTATGGTGGGGGTAGTGAGAGATCTGCAGTACCCAGACAGGTTCGACACTTTCTAAACATTCCTGGCAACAGGGAAATGCTTAGGGGGATTGTGGGGCTTGGCAATACAAATTTTGGAGAGCATTTCTGTAAGGCAGCAGAAATAATCTCAGGGAAGACTGGTGTCCCGATAATAGCCAGAGTAGAAATATTTGGAACGTCAGAAGACGTACAAAGAGTACAGGAGAGGTTGGAACAACTAAATGGATAATTACAGTTATCACGAACTAAACGCTATGTTGAATCTATGGTCGGATGAAGGCAAGATTCAATTTGACAAAGACAAGCAAGCAGCGAGGGCATACTTTTTAGATCACGTAAATCTAAACACAGTATTCTTTCACACGCTAGAAGAAAAGTTGCACTACTTGGTAGAGCACGAATATTATGAAAAAGAAATCCTGGACAAGTACTCTTTTGAATTTACCAAGGAACTATTTAAGCAAGCATACGGACACAAGTTCCGCTTCCCTACTTTCGTAGGTGCCTACAAGTTCTACACCCAGTATGCATTGAAGACCTTCGATGGTGAGCGTTATCTGGAGCGATTTGAAGATCGTGTCGTAATGACATCTCTAATGCTTGCAGGTGGAGACGAAACACTGGCTAAGGACCTGGTTGAAGAAATCATCTCTGGTCGCTTCCAGCCTGCCACCCCCACATTCCTAAATGCAGGTCGCAAGCAGCGTGGAGAGTATGTATCATGCTTCCTATTACGCATTGAGGACAACATGGAGTCTATTGCACGTGCAGTAAACTCTTCACTACAGTTGTCAAAGCGTGGTGGTGGTGTTGCACTTAACATGACCAACCTACGTGAACTTGGTGCACCAATTAAAAAGATTGAGAACCAGTCGTCTGGTGTTATTCCAGTTATGAAGATGCTTGAAGACGCATTCTCATACGCCAACCAGTTGGGTGCTCGTCAGGGTGCAGGTGCGGTTTACCTAAACGCTCACCACCCAGACATCATGCGTTTCCTAGACACCAAGCGTGAGAACGCTGACGAGAAGATGCGTATCAAGACTCTAAGCCTTGGCGTAGTAGTTCCAGACATCACTCTTGAACTTGCTAAGAATAACGAAGACATGTACTTGTTCTCTCCATACGACATTGAGCGTGTCTATGGTGTGCCTATGTCAGACATCTCTATTACTGAAAAGTACCAGGAGATGGTAGACGATGCACGTATTCGTAAGACTAAGATCAAGGCACGTCAGTTGTTTGAAACTATTGCAGAACTTCAGTTTGAGTCGGGGTATCCATACATTGTGTATGAAGACACTGTTAACAACGCTAATCCTGTAGAGGGTCGCATCAACATGTCAAACCTCTGCTCCGAGATCTTGCAGGTAAACACACCTACGACATACAACAATGACCTATCCTACAAACACATCGGTAAGGACATCTCATGTAACCTAGGATCGCTAAACATTGCTAAGGTTATGGAGTCGCCAGACTTTGGAAAGACAGTTGAGGTTGCCATCCGTGCACTAACTTCTGTCGCAGACATCTCATACATTGATTCAGTTATGTCAATTGCCGAGGGTAACAAAAAGTCACGTGCTATTGGTCTAGGTCAAATGAACCTACACGGCTACTTTGGTAAGGAGCGTATGTACTATGGAGAAGAGGAGTCAATTGACTTTACCAACATCTACTTCTATACAGTTCTTTACCACGCACTAAAGGCATCAAACAAGATGGCTGTTGAAACAGGAAGCCCATTTGACAACTTTGAGAAGTCTAAGTATGCGGATGGAACATTCTTTGTTAAGTACATCTCACAAGAATGGAAGCCAAAGACTGACAAGGTTGCTAAACTATTTAGTGAAGCAAACATTGCAGTTCCTACTCAGGAAGACTGGAAGCAGTTGGCTCAATCGGTAATGGCTTATGGTATCTACAACCAGAACCTTCAGGCTGTACCACCAACTGGCTCAATCTCCTACATCAACAACTCAACATCATCTATCCACCCTATCGCTTCTCAGATTGAGATCCGCAAGGAAGGAAAGATGGGTCGTGTTTACTACCCAGCACCATACCTAACTAACGACAATCGTGAGTACTTCCAGGATGCCTATGAGATTGGACCAGAGAAGATCATCGATGTCTACGCTGCTGCAACCCAGCACGTTGACCAGGGTCTATCTTTGACACTATTCTTTAAGGATACGGCAACAACTCGTGATGTAAACAAGGCACAGATTTATGCCTGGAAGAATGGTATTAAGACAATTTATTATATTCGCATTAGACAGAATGCACTAGATGGAACAGAAATGGAAGGATGCGTATCATGTCAACTATAACAAGACCAGTTAACTGGAACAAACTAGAAGACCAGGTAGACCTAGAGGTTTGGAATAGGCTTACAGCCAACTTCTGGCTACCAGAGAAAGTGCCACTAAGTAATGACGTACAGTCTTGGTCTACACTGAGAGACCACGAGAAGTTGCTCACCATGCGTGTCTTCACTGGTTTGACCATGTTGGACACAATCCAGGGTACAGTGGGAGCCATGTCTCTCATTCCAGATGCACGTACACAGCACGAAGAGGCAGTGATCACCAACATCGCATTCATGGAGTCGGTACACGCTAAGTCATACTCAAGCGTGTTCTCAACTTTGTGCTCAACCAATGAGATCGACGAAGCGTTTAGATGGTCAGAGGACAATCCTTACCTTCAGAAGAAGGCAGAGATTGTTCTTGGTTACTACAGAGGAGACGACCCACTAAAACGTAAGGCTGCCTCTACATTGCTAGAGTCGTTCCTGTTCTACAGTGGATTCTACCTGCCTATGTACTGGTCAAGCCGTGCTAAGTTGACAAACACCGCTGACCTAATTCGCCTAATCATTCGTGATGAAGCGGTACACGGCTACTACATCGGCTACAAGTTCCAGCAGGCATTCAACGAAGAAACTCCAGAACGCCAGGAAGAGTTGAGGAACTACACTTATGATCTTTTGATGGAACTATACGACAACGAGATTAAGTATACTGCTGATCTTTATGACGAAATTGGTCTAACAGAAGATGTAAAAAAGTTCCTGCACTACAACGCAAACAAGGCTCTTATGAATCTTGGTTTTGATGCACTATTTCCAAAGGATGTTTGTGATGTTAATCCTGCAATCCTAAGTGCACTGTCTCCAAATTCAGACGAGAATCACGACTTCTTCTCTGGCTCAGGTTCGTCTTATGTGATTGCAAAACATGAAGCAACAGAAGATGATGACTGGGATTTCTAACTAAGTCGTTAACTAAATCGTTAAAGAGGGGCGAAAGCCCCTCTTTTTCTATATCTAAACAATGTTATAATTATCTTGTTAGCCTTAATGGCAAACGAGGAGACCCCAAAAATTAATAAACCCCAAAGAATTTTTCTAGTACTTTTACTAGCCTTTGCTCCAGTGCTAGCGTCTAGTCTTGCTTTTGCAGAAACCAGGGCAGAACATGACGCTACCGTGGCTGCTGCACAGGCTAAACTTTCTGCTGCCCAAGAAGCACTAAGACAGGCACAAGATGCCTATTCGGTTGCCCTAAATGCTGGGGTATCCTTAGATTCACAAATAGTAGAAGCAGAGAAAAACTTAAGGTCAGCACAGGCAGCCTATGACCAGTCGCAAATCCTGGATCCATCCTGGGTTAGACCAATAAAAGAAGAAACATACACTGTAAGCGTAGCCCACACCGTACAGGTTCCGTATACTGTTATAGAGCAAAGGACATCTGAAGTAACCAGAACCATTCAGGTGCCAAACGTTTCAACTGTAAGCACAACATCATTAGTGCCTAGAGAAATAACAACGGTTGTGCCATCGGGCTTGACTGCTAAAGTCTATAACATGCAAGGGTATAATAATGCACCGCCACTCCCAACAGAAAACAGGCTAATGTTTACCACTACTGTTTCAAATATTGATTTTAACTGGGGTGGCAACAGAGTTATGGATAGTGGACCATATGAAGATGTTGTAGTCAACTTTGCAGGAAGCATCTATATACCAGAAAATGGTAACTACGGCTTCTATGCCCCAGGGGATGACGGAGTTCAGGTAATTATTGATGGTAACAGAATCATTAATGACTGGTATGACAAGGGTGGTGGTGGGTCCATGGTCTATGTAGCCCTGACCTCTGGTAGTCACAATATTACAGTTTGGTATTATGAAAATGGCGGTGGGGCTAATGTATGGCTGTATTGGGCAAAGCCTGGAATGGGCTGGGAAATCGTGCCTGCATCTGCATTTGGAGAACAGACCATCAAAACCACGGTATATGACGAAGTAACCACAATATCGGAAGTAGTAACGTATACAGAAGAAACAGTCACTGAGACTATTGTTATTGATGTAGAGGTTACGCTTTACAGAGATGAAGAAGAGTTCAGAGAAGAGGAACGAGTCAGGATTGTGCCAGATGAAGATGCAGAGCATCCAAAGATTAAAGATCCAGAACTGCTCCCAGCAATATCTGATGCACAATCTAACCTAAGCAACCTTAATACTTTTAAGAATCAAAACGCAGGTATAATAGAAGCAGCATCTGCTGATGTATCTACAAAACAACAGGAGTTAAATGTCGCTCAACAAGAATTGGAAGCCATTCCACCATTCAGAGAGCCAACACCTACGCCTACGGAGACCGAGAGCCCTTCTGAAGAGCCAGCAGAACCTCAGCCAGAACCGCTACCAGAACCAGAGCAAACAGAAACCCCAGAGCCAAAACCAGAACCTGAGTTACGAGTAAACGAAGCGGTATCCGAAATTGAAGATCTAGCAGAAACTGCTCCAGAAGATTTAACAGATGCACAGGTTGAGCGGTTAATTGAGGCAGCCATGTTTGTTTTTGAAACAGCAGAGCAAGGCTCTCCAGCCTACGAGCAAGCACTAGAAGCCCTTTCAATCGCAGCCGAGGCAGACGACCCTGAACTGCCATCAGAACTTGCTGCCATCCCTGGTGCTGCAGTTGTTCTAGAGGTGTTTAACAATCTTGGTAATGTTGGTGCAGATATGTCTCCTCAAATTCGTGAAGAGGCAGAAAAAACAGTTATTGCATCTGTCATCGCTACAGGTGCAGCCGTGCAAGCAACGGTCGCAGCAGCCACTGCTGCAGCAGCAACAACTTCGTCATCAGGCAGTTCTGGTGGCGGTAGTGGAGCATCAGGATCTGGTTCTGGTGGGGGAACAAACAGGAAGGTGAAATAATGAAAAAATTTCTAAATGATATTATTGGTCAGGCTTGGACGCTACTGGGCATGTTTGTTGCCTGGGTAGTGCTAGAAGGCTCTGCCAAGACAATTGTAGGATATTGCATCATAGGCACTTTAGGTCTATGGGTGATTACTTATCCAATTAGAAATCCAAAGGAAGGAGATGAATAATATGGTAAGACAAATAGCAGATATATTTGCAAGAATGGTAGCAGTCTTCGTGATTTCGGCACTAGGAGTTCTCGGTGCTGGTGCTGTCGCAGGCGTTGAAGTACTACAGGCTGTGCTCATGGCAGGGCTACTTGGTGTAGCACGTGTACTTGAGGATCTTGCAAAGTCATTCCTACAGGATGGCAAACTAACCCAGGCTGAGATTAACTCGGCATTTCGCAAGGAACACAGACGTGCGGAAGAAGAAGACAACGAACAATAAGTTTTAGTCAACCCCTTGACTACCCTCTCTAGATGGTGTAAAATATATATACTACCTAGAGAGGGTTTTCATATGAACGAAGTAAATGAGACTGGATTTGGAGATTGGCTTCAAACTGGTATTGATAGAGGTTGGGTGTCAGAGCCATTCTGTTATACACACGATGGTGATCCGTACATGACCGAAGAAGAAGAGCAACAGTGGGAAGATGGCGGAGACCCATGTGCTCCAGTAATTAAAATTTTGGACAATTAATGAAAAAACTATTAGTAATAGCATCAGCAATTTCTTTGCTGTTTCAGGTAACACCAGCGGTAGCAGAAGAGCAAAACCCAACTGTCGTAGTTATTGACAGCGGTTTTGACAGCAACCTGCTTGCTCCAATCAAAGAAGTATGCATACTTGTTGTTAAGCAATGCAACAATGGAAAAGCCTTTGATGATTCTTTTGGTGCATCAGACACAACTCTTGCAATTCGAAGCAACTGGTTGAGTGAATGGGCACATGGGACCAAGATGGCGGACATTGTACGTCAGATCAACCCTAATGCCAACCTGATTCTAATTCGTAATGCGATAGTTCTTCCATCTGGTGCCATCAATATTGGTGGAGTTAAAGAGTTTGAGTTGTCTCTAAAGTGGGTTAGAGAAAATGCTGCCAAGTATAATATTTCAGCGGTATCTTTTTCACGTGGGTCTAACGCTTGGGTAAAGGCTGGCAAGGGCTGTCCTATAGATGCTGGCATTCAATCTGAGATTGTTGCACTGCAAAGCCTTGGGGTCGCAACTGTAATCGCTGCTGGAAATAATGCAGACAAGGTCAACGTAAGTTATCCTGGTTGTATTCCAGAGGCTGTCACTATTAGTGGTATTTATTCACAAAACTATACTCCAAAGATCTGGTCTTCATATCGCCAGACACTGGGGACCAATTCAGGTGCACTAACAGACTTCTTTGCCTATGGCAATTTTAAAACCGTTGCTGGACCAGTTGCCGAATCAACTTCATCTAGTGCTGCTGCCTTTGCAGGGTACTGGAGCAAGGTTAGCAATGGAGTGTACCAGCAGACCTATGACAGCATCTTGCAGTCTAACAAAAACAAGTTTGTGGATGTTCTCAATTAATGGCTAATCTATTCTTGAGTGGACCGTTCGACTATAAGGGTAAGGGGTGGGGTTATGCCCATTACTCTTATGGCTTTGCCATGGAATCCTTTGCAGGCGTAGCCACAAAAGAAGACAATGTTTGTGGGTATTTCTCATATCCATTTAGTATTGGGTCTGCCAAGACCCAAATGAGACAGCACAAAGATCCAGTCAGCATATCTTTTTTGCCACCAGATGTGGCTCTGCTAATACCAAGACATAAAAACATATGCGTGTTCGCATGGGAGTTCGATAGGCTACCAGTCAAGAGCGATGGAAACAATGGCATCTTTAAAAAAGATTATGCTTCTACACTAAAGAAGTTCGATCATGTCATTACGCTATCCTCGTACTCTCAGGCTGCCCTGCAGACGTATGGCATAGACTCTTTTGTGCTTCCATCAGCGGTATCACCGAAGGCGATTGATTCTGGAGAGTCTATTGACGGCTTGCCATGCTACACACTAAGCACGGTGTCAGACTATTACAAAGACCATGAGCCAGAATTATTGGCAAACTTGTTAGACAAATCAGATCATAAGGAAAGATTTCTCTATATTCTTAACCCACATGACATTAGAAAGAACTTTGGCAATCTTGTTACGGCATTCGTAAAGTTTAGACAGGAACATCCAGACGCAATTCTTTTGCTTAAGATGACCGCACAGGGAGATCTTGGAAAATTGCAGACAACCGCTTTCAGGAGAGAGTTTCCGTCGTTCCCAGAAACAACGTTTGAGAATGTTTATTTTATTCCACAAAAGTTGTCGGACAGCAAACTACAAATGCTGATTGATTCTTGTCAGAACTATGTGTCTCCTAGTCGTGCAGAGGGTCAGAACCTGCCACTATGCGAGGCTATGGTATCTGGCAGGGTATGCATAACTCCAGACCATACGTCAATGAGCGACTACGTAACCAACGATTCAGCAATTATTCTTGAGTCTAATACTTGGATGATAGATGAGTCTACGCATAAGTATAAAGACTTCTGGGGCTTTTCATGGTTCAATGTGGGGGAGCAAACAATTCTTGACGCATTAATCAAAGCGGTATCTCTGACAGAAGAAGAGAAGGCTACTATCACAAATAAAGCAAAGAAAAATGTTGAAGACTTCTGCTCACCAGAGTCAGTTCTAAAAAAATGGCAGCAGATTAAGTTGCAAACAGGCATCTGATCCTGTATAATTGAATAACAATCCTCCTTAACTCAGTTGGTAGAGTGTTCGGCTGTTAACCGAAATGTCGTTGGTTCGAGTCCAGCAGGGGGAGCAAGATGAAAAACATTGAAATATATAGGCTTGGCGATAAAAAGGTATTTGATATTGTACCACTAGACGTTAAGCGTTCTTGGATGGACCAAAGCCTGGATCGGGATGCATACAAGTGCCTTCCGCTAAACATCGCTAACCAGTATGGATGGGCAGTTGTTTGTCCAGAAAACTTTTCGGTTTCTTGGTTTGGTGGCAATCGTGAGAGCGATGTTGAAGTTTTCTCAAGTGGGTCAGACCTGAATGATAAAAAAATTATTTCTCATTTTGGAGAAGGAACTTTCACAATTCAGTTAGACTTCATTGTAAAAACACCAGAAAATTATTCTACATACATACGTGGTATTCCAAATAAGATTGATTCCATATTGAAGCCATTGGATGCAATTGTAGAGACTGATTGGTTGCCATATACCTTTACTTACAACTTCAAGTTCGCAGAACCAGGCGTGGTTGAGTTTAAGAAGGGTGACTTGCTATTTTGCTTTTTTCCAATTGAAAGAAACTCTGTTGAAAATTTTGTTATAGTAGAAAAACCAATATCGGATAATCCAGAATTAAAAGATGACTATTCTAAGTTGTTGGAGAATAGACGTAACTCAGTTGCAAAAGAAAATGGAAAGCCATCATTTCAAAGGTTTTATAATACAACAGTTGCACCACACAAAAAATTTAATGTCAAAAACCACATTAAGCGGTTGATCTTTGGTGGCAAACCTGATACAATAGAATAACAAGGCTTCGTAGTTCAGTTGGTTAGAACGCCACCCTGTCACGGTGGAGGTCGTGGGTTCAAGTCCCATCGGAGTCGCTATAGGCTAATCACCTATACGTGTACAAGTGCACGTAAAAACTCAACACTTGTTGCTGTCCAGGCAGTAGATACTCTGGCGTGTAGGCAATCTCACGATATAGGTTCGGAGTTGGTCACTCGTCTTAGGAAACGACCCAGGGATATAGATCTGATTAATCTGATATCCCACTAGGGATTGTATGGTAACTGGAAGCACTCCAGGTGAAGCCATGTCAAACGGTGCAAATCCGACAATCTCACTAATGGTTTCCATGCACCACTCTTCGGGTATAAGATAAAGCATGGACACGCCCTTGTAACTCAGTTGGTAGAGTGCGATACTTGTAATATCGAAGTCGCAGGTTCGAATCCTGTCGGGGGCTCTAATGCTATAATAGTATTAATAGGAGGTCATTATAATGGCAAAAGCACAATTTCCAATCGACGGTAAACTTGGAGTAGATTTCAAGGCTACCTCACTAATGGGTATGAGAATTCACCCAGTAACAAAGAAGAAGAAGCACCACAACGGTACCGACATCTGGTCAAAGCACGAACCATGTTGGATTGAAGCACCGTATGATGGCAAGGTACTTGAGGCAAAGAAGTCAACTGCATCTGGCGGTGGCTTTGGTAACTACGTGATCTTGCTTCACAAGATTAACGGTAAAGACTACACGACTCTATACGCACACATGGGCGACGGAACTATCAAGGTTAAGAAGGGTCAGAAGGTTGAGGCAGGAACCCCTCTCGGCAAGATGGCTTCTACTGGCATGTCAACAGGCAAGCACCTACACTGGGAACTTCGCCTTGGCAAACAACACATCTGGGATGCAAACGGCAAGAACTACATTGAGCCTATCGCATTCTTCAAGGCACTCATTGCACAGGAGAAGGCTATTGCCTCTGCTGCAGTGGTTGCCAAGGACGATGACCCTGTTGCCCCAGCACCGACACACGACGAGTCTGGAGCAGCAAAACTAGAGAAGCCAGCAGTTGTAAACCCTGTGGTTGACCCAAAGCCTGCAGCAGCAGTAAAGCCAGCACTAAAGGGAACCCTCAAGAAGGGTTCTAAGAATGGTCTTGTAACCTATCTTCAGAAGTCTCTTAAGGTTGTTGGAGATACTCCTGGAGTATTTGGTGAAAACACACACAAGGCAGTAGTTCTTCTTCAGAAGAGAACAAAACTTACCGCTGACGGCATCGTTGGTCCACTAACCTGGGGGAAGATTAAGTAATGCCAACATATGAATATATGTGTAGAGAATGTGAAACCACTTTGGTAGAAAAGCGTAGCATTCACGATCCATCACCAGAGCACTTTTGCGAAAAGTGTGGATATAGAATGAACCAGGTCATCGGTGGCTTGGGCATTCAATTCAAGGGTAGCGGATTTTACAGAACGGATAAGTAATGGTTGAGACACAAGAGTGGGTACTTACTGCCTTAGACCGCTGCGACAGTTGTGGTTCACAGGCATATGTTCAGGTCAAAGGAATCTCTGGCGAACTTATGTTCTGTGGACACCACTATAACAAAGCATCTGGAGAAAAACTAACAGCCTTTGCTTTTGATATAATTGATGAACGAGAAAAACTAATTGAGAATAGGCTACAGGGCGATGATTAAAAAAAAGAAGTGGACCACAGACTTTCCACTATCCAGAGCAGGAAAAGACAATGCACACGTTCTTGAAACGCAAATTCCATTGGGTCACGCAGTCAACTTCCCTTTCTTTGAAGGACTATATACTCTAAAGAATGACTTGCCAGACTCAGACAACATCTTCGACTCAGCCTTTTTGGCAGAGGGAAAGAGGGTTCCTGGGTTTATTGAGTCTAGCGGAACAAGAAGGTTAGATCTGACTGGTCCAGGCACAAAAATTATTAAAACTATTTCTGGCAGTGTCTTTCACTTTTTTGCAGATGATGTCTGCGATATTCTATATGCTCTAAAAATATATCCAAAAGCAGAAGTTATCATCGACCTATCTAACGTTCAAGACTTTATCAATAAACCATCGTGGTCTTTCCTAGGTTTCTTTTTTGACGCACTGCAGGACCAGGGTATTAAGTTTAAGTTGATTGAAACTAATAGGTTTGAGGTTATTTATATTAACGATTACTGTGTAGCCGAAGCAGCATTTAGATCTTCTATGTCTGGTGAAATAATGTATGAATTTTTTAAGAAGTATATAGATGATCCAAACATTGAACCATACAGAAACGTATACCTAACCAGGAAAAAATTAGAAAAAGATCCAGAAAACATATCGAAGAAGGCAGGAAAACTTTCATACAAAAGCGATAAAAGGATTGATTCAGAAGATGAATTGGCAGAAGTATTTGAAGAACTTGGTTTTGAGGTTATTGCACCAGAAGACTTCAAGGACTTTCACGAGCAACTAAACTTTTTTAACTCAGTAAAAACTTTGGCATCTCTTACAAGTTCTGGACTCAGTAACGCTTTCTTTATGCAGCCTGGTCAGACAATGGTTGAGTTGTCAACTCCTTTGGTGGTCATATCTCCAATAATCTCTGGAGAAAGAACAATCATGGATCTTGTAGATGAAGGTCAGGAGAATCTGCTGGTTGCACAAGAACTACACATGTTCTACAAAATGATTGCATACCTAAAGGATCACACCTATTTTTCGATAAACAATCCTGTAAGAAGTGCTCAAAAACTTAGAGAGAGCATTCACTCTAACCTGAAGGTATTGGAATTTTTAAAACATGACAAAAGCAATAATCTTTGATCTTGACGGTGTGCTTGTAGATAGCAAGGAGTTGCACTACGATGCACTCAACCTTGCCCTAAGAAGTGTAAATGAAAAATATTATATTAGTAGACAGGAGCAGGCAGAAACTTTTGAGGGTATGACAACCAGATCTAAACTAGATATACTAACATACACAAGAGGTCTGCCTAAAGAGTTGCACGAGTATGTGTGGAACCTAAAGCAGCAGTATTCGGCAGCAATGTTTGAGGACCTACCAAGAGATGAAGAACTTGTTAGTCTATTTAAACATATTAGCGACCAGGGCATCTCCATCGGCGTAGCCAGTAATAGCATCAGGCAAACCCTAACAAACTGTTTAGAGGCTCTTGGGCTTTGGCGGTATGTAGAGGTATCTCTAAGCAATGAGGACGTAAAGAACCCCAAACCAAATCCAGAGATGTATAATCTATGTATGCTCATGCTTGGGTCAGTCCCAACCAGCACAATAGTTTTTGAGGATAGCGAAATTGGCAGATCGGCAGCAAGGCAGAGCGGTGCACACCTTGTTGAGGTAGAGAGTCGCAAAGATTTGACAATAGAATTTGTCCAGAGAGTGATTGAGGGATATTTTGAATAATATAAACATACTAATACCAATGGCAGGTCTAGGAAGTAGATTTGCTGAAAAGGGATACACCCTTCCCAAACCACTAATCAAGATATTCGGCAAGCCAATGATTCAGTTGGTGGTTGATAGCCTTGGCATAGATGGCAACTACATTTTTCTTGTGCAAAAAGATCACAGGGTAAAGTATCATCTTGACGATGTGCTTGACGAAATTGCTCCAGGATGTAAGATTGTTGAGATAGATGGACTTACAGATGGTGCTGCCAGGACTACCTTGTTCGCAAAAGATTTGATTGATAACGACACCCCACTCTTAATTGCTAATTCAGACCAGGTAGTAGCATGGTCGGGAGCCTCATTTACCGCTACGCTGGCTTCTGTGGACGCTGTGGCACTATTCAGAGCCAACGAATCTAAGTGGTCATACTCTAAAATAGAGAATGGTTTTATCACAGAGATAGCAGAAAAGAAGGTCATTAGCGATAACGCCAACGTGGGCATCTATGGATGGTCTAAGGGATCGGACTACGTAAAGTACGCAGAGCAAATGATCGCCAAGGACATCAGGACCAACAATGAATTCTACATTGCTCCTGTTTATAATGAGGCTATCGCTGACGGTCGCAAGGTCGCTCCATACTTTGTAGAAGAAATGCACGGTATTGGGACACCAGAAGATATGAATAACTATATTAATGGAGTTATAAATGCTAAAGATCGCACATAGAGGAAACACCAATGGACCAAGCGTTTACGAGAATCAGCCCTGGTATATCCAAGAAGCGATAGACAAAGGCTATGACGCTGAGATAGATATCTGGCTAATGGGAAATAACCTGTGGTCTGGACATGACTCCGCCCAGTACCTCATTAGAGAGGACTTTCTGCTTGAGAACAGTACTCGTTTATGGATTCACTGCAAAAACTTTGAGGCGTTAAGTCATTTCGCTAGCATGGGAAGTTCTTTCAACTATTTCTGGCACCAGGAAGATGACTTTACGCTTACTAGCCAAGATTTTGTCTGGACATATCCAGGGAAGGCAGTTGGTCCTTGGTCAGTAATAGTTGACTTAGAAGGCAATACAGAGTATAATTGTTATGCTATCTGTAGCGATTATTTCTCTAAGGAGGCATAATGTTTGAATATTATGTAAAAGCAGTAACCAACGTAGTAGATGGGGATACCATTGACGTTGTAATTGATCTAGGGTTTGACATTAGTTTTACTTCACGTGTTCGTCTGGCTGGTATTGATACCCCAGAGTCACGAACTACCGACAAGGTAGAGAAGGCACTTGGTCTAGAGTCAAAGAAGTACTTGGCAGAACGCATCAAGGCAGCAAAGAATATTGTAATCAAGACTGAGAAGATGGATTCATCTGAGAAGTATGGTCGGATTCTTGGTTGGCTATATCTTGATGGCGATGGCACCTCAATCAATCACGAGATGATTGAAAAGGGTTATGCCTGGGGATACCTAGGAGATACCAAGGTTAAAGACTTTGATGCACTAGCCAAGGCACGAGCAAAGTCTGGCAAGTAAACTTTATGGAGTATCTTGCTGGCTCACTTTCTACAATACTGACAATAGCACTTGTTTTGTTTGTTGTCAAAAAGATTAGAGATAACAAAAAACAAACAGTAAAAATAATTTACAGTCAGAGCAATATCTATGAGAGAATTAAGCCAGCAATTCCATTTATGCCACCAACGCCAAAAGAGTCTCAGTCCAGGAACCACAGAAATAAACAAATGGTCAGAATAATTATGATCAGCAACAAGGTGTACTGGATATCTGAAAACAGACTATTTGAGGCACCAATAACGGAAGATGGATTTGTGGACTATTCTTTAGGCACACCTATTGACACAATACATATGGATAAGGTAGAATTGGATAAAATAAGTTTTATTGTTGACAAACTAACGGAAGGAAATAGTGATGATCGTAGCAATACAGGGAACTAAAACATTTGACGACTATCAGATATTTCTGAGAGCGATGGGGACAGCACTAAGAGATTTGCCAGAGGGAGATAGTGAATTCTTAATTTTCTCTGCAGGTCCAATGCGGATAAACGCATTTGGTCAGGAGTTTTCAAATATTTCAGAACGAACCCTGAAATCAAAGGGTATCAAAATCAAACTTGTTAAGGTTCCTCCGTCATGGATTGACAGCAACCTTAGCAGTATAGACTACTTTGCCTTTTTCTCTAAACCAAAAGAGACTTGGTCAAAGCAGGCACAGAACGCACACGATAAAGATGCAAATCTTTGGGTGTACAGGTTCTAGTGCAAAAGGAAACAACAACTACAACAAACAGGAGAGTGAAATGATTATCAAATCACTTGAACAAATGGAAGATATTGTCAAGAATAATGACAGCCTTTCATGGGACGGCTGGACCGTTCTAGAAAACAAAACCAGTGATAACGGCATGATGTCTAAAGACGGAGCATTCGTTAATGGCAAGTGGATCGTACAGAAACGGTACGAGGCAAATGCTAGTGGTTGGGAGATTCCAAACAAGTTAGTTGGTTGACATGGACAGACATAACTGGAAAAACGATTCAGCGTGTCATGGCATGGATACCAATACGTTCTTTGACGAGTACGAAGAAAATCCAGAGACAAGATCTTTTGTTGACTCTATTTGTGCCGAATGCCCTGTAAGAAAGCAATGCTTTGCTTCTGCAGTTACCAACAAGGGTTGGGGTGTTTGGGGCGGTATCTACTTTGAAAATGGTAAGATATCTAGAGAGTTTAACAATCATAGGTCTAAGCAGGAATGGTCTGAGACTTGGAAGAGCCTAACATTGGATAAAGACAAATGATGTATACAGATGGAATGCGTAGGGCTTTTAGGTCTATTTCTGCACCCAAAAACTTTAGCGTTGACCTTATTGACAACGAACACTTTATTAGTGTAGTTGCAAAGGAAGATGCGTTTATGAGATTGCATGACGATGAAAAGCGTGGAGCAATTGAGTATATGGTTAGGGTCAAAAAGGCTCTTGAGGACAATGGGGCAATAGTTCTATTGGTCCGTGAGGGAGGTAAGGAGCAATAATGAACTATGAGATAATTGCTTTTACACTAATAAGCCTGATATCAATTGTGTCAATTGGTTATGCCCTTTACCTATTTGGTAAAAACAGGAGACTGGTAAAAAATGTAATTGAGTTGCATATCGAAAGATCGGCACTTGAAAACATGATTTCTACCCAGGCTCTTGATAGGGAAGAACCAATTGATCAGAATGATGGGTTCGTTAAGTTCCTGTCAGACTCTCGTGAATGGGCATTTAATTATATTGACAATGTTCAAAACACAATTCTCGTATTAAAAGAAAAATACGATAACAAAAAGGCACTTGACGAATCGTTAAAAGAACTGTTCGACATGTTGCCAAAAGAAAACAAGGAGAAATAAATGAACGCACAACTCAAGGCACTACTCGCATCATATGGACGCTCAGTCCTTGGTGCTGGACTTGCTCTTTACTTGGCAGGAGTACCTCTAGAAGACCTAGTGTACTCATTGCTGGCAGCCCTAGTTCCTGTAGCACTACGCTACGTGAACCCAAAGGATCCAGCATTCGGTCGCCAGTTGCCACCTGTAGAGGAAATCGCAGAGGCACTTAAGGATGTCAAGGTTGTTAAGGCTCCTGCAAAGAAGCCAGTAGCAAAGAAGACTACTCCAAAGAAGTAGTACAAATAAAAAGATAGCCAGGGGAGACCCTGGCTTTTCTTTTACCTAAAAGTTTTCGTGATATATTTTTGCAGTGTGAATAATATATATGTTTTCAAATCCAGCCTTGTGAAAGTTCTGGCAAACAACCACGGTATCACAATCAAATCTATTTGTAACAGGATTGATGTAACCATACCTAACACCATCTTTAAATGGCTGTGCCCTGTATAGACATACACCATTGGACGTGGCGTAATATTTGTCGTAAGGCTTAGACGTTACATCATACAGCCTCACCTCTTCGTGACTGGTAAATCTTGGACCCTTGCGAGTAGCCCAACTGTCATAAACAGGATGATTGTTTACGGTAAGCCCAGAGACAATGTCAAAGTCTGGCTCAAGATCTTTAAAGTTTAATATTTGCTTAATAGTTTTATTGTCAAAACGCATGTCAGACTCCACCATCATAACGTAATCTGCCTGAGACAAAAAGTCTTTAACTTCCAAAGCCTTGTTTCTAGCAATAGAAAGATTCTTGACTCTATCCTTCGATTTGACTGACCCATAATTCTTTGTCATAAGTTTTTCAGATACAAAAGAAAAGTCATCGAAGAATGACCAGTCTTTGCTTTTGATAAGCCCTGGGGTACCGTCGGTAGAGTCATTTTCATAGATAGAAAGAATGAATCTATATTCTGGGAATGATTTGACCATCTGCTTAAGTTGGTCGTAGTATCTGTCTATATAACTTGCTTCATTTCGAATAACTGAATAGACTAAAATCGTTGGCTTTGACATAAAACTCTTTTCTATTTACATCAATTATAGCATGTGGTATAATATTTATGCCTGCCAATTGGGGGCAATTAACTCGCTAAATATTAGGAGATGATATATATGGTATACACACGTACACCGCACACAGGAAGAGACCTACTCTTCCCATTTGGAAACCTTGCTCAGGAATTTGAGAAGGCATTCTACACAGGACAGCCAGTAAAGGCAACCTACCCACCATACAACATCAACAAGATCTCAGACGAACATCTAGTTCTTGAATTTGCTGTTGCTGGATTCAACCAAAAGGGCATTGACATCTTGGTAGAGAAGGATGTGCTAACTGTTAAGGGTGAGCGTCAAGAGGACGAGGGGGCGAACTATATCCACAAGGGTATTGCAGGTCGCAAGTTCACTCGTTCCTTTAATCTGCCAGAATACTTTGAGGTAGACAGGGCATCTATGATTGATGGAATTCTGTACATTGACCTGTACAAGCGTGTTCCAGAAGACAAGAAGCCAAAAAAAATTAGCATTAACTAGTCAATATCTCCTGGGCATGAGTTAAAACTGCCCATTCCTATGCTATAATTGTCCTATGGAACAATTACTAACACAACTAAGAATGCTTTTAGCAGACAACATTGCTCTTAAGTTTAAGGCACACGGATACCACTGGAACGTAGAGTCAGACGACTTTAAGCAGTTCCACGATTTCTTTGGCGAGATTTACGAAAACTATGACGGTGCCACAGACACCTATGCTGAGTGGCTACGTATCTTGAAGGCATATGCACCATATAGACTAACAGACTTCTTTGACATGGCAACTATTACTGAGCCAGTTGTTGTAGGAGATCCCCAGCCAATGCTTGCTGACCTATACATGTCTATTGAAAAGCATATTGAAGATTTGATTCTTGCAAGCGATCTTGCAAATGCTGCTAAAGAATACGGATTGGCAAACTTCTTTGCTGACCGACAGACAGCATCGCAAAAGTTCTGCTGGCAGATTCGTGTAAGCATGGAAGTAGAGGAGATGGACTAATGCCATATCATGTTGGAGAAAAAGGATCTTATGGTTGCAAGGGATACCCTGCACTAAAAGACGACGGCACCGTTATGGGTTGCCACGACACTGCCGAAGAAGCAGCAAATCAAATTTATGCTATCAACCAGTCCGAGGGCAATGTAGACAAGAAATACCCATGCTGGGAAGGTTACGCACAGCGTGGCATGAAGCCAGGAGACAATGGCAAGATGGTTCCAAACTGTATCCCAGTAGCGAAAGTAGATCGTCAAATTGTTGAGGGCGACTACGTTGTTGGCGGTACGTCTGAAGGTCTGGTTATTGGACAAGTAGAACACATTATGACTGAGGGTGGAGTATACGGAGTGCCAGGCACAGAGTATGCCATTCAGTCTACACCAGAAAATCCAGCAATGGCTGTAAGAATGTTTGAACAAGAAGAGGACGGAACATTCTGTCCAACAGCATACTCAATTGGTATGCTTTACAATGACGCAACCATTGTTGACATTGAGGTTGCAGAAGAAGAGGATGAAGATGAAATGGAAAAGGCTGAGGGTTATTCCCCTCCTGCTGGTGCCAGGTCTGCTGCTCGTCGTGCTATTAAATTCAAGGAAGATGGCAAAGCCACTGGAGCAGGAACTGCTGTTGGATGGACTAGGGCTAGACAATTGGCTAATGGAGAGACACTCTCGCTAAGTACTGTTAAGCGTATGTACTCTTACTTCTCACGCCACGAAGTAGACAAGAAGGGCAAGGACTGGGGAAGCCAGTCGAACCCATCCAATGGCTACATCATGTGGCTTGCCTGGGGTGGAGATGCTGGATTCTCTTGGTCACGTGGCATCGTTAACCGCATGAAAGATAAGAGCCTCTTTGCTGATTTTGGCAAAGATTATACCAAAAATGTTTCGCTAGATTCAATCTGGAAAGACTAGTAATGAAAAAAGCACTTATAACTGGCATAACAGGTCAGGACGGTTCCTACCTGGCTGAACTGCTTCTTAACATTGGCTATCAAGTCCACGGTATCGTAAGACGATCGTCAACAGATAACCTAGTTAGAATCAAGGGCATCCTAAATAACGACAACCTATTCCTTCACCAAGGGGATCTGACTGATTCAGCATCTATTGCCAATCTTATTAAACTTGTTGAGCCAGACGAGATTTACAATCTAGGTGCACAAAGCCATGTGCAGGTATCATTTGACACAGCAGAGTTTACTGCAGAGGCAGATGGCATTGGCGTTCTTAGGATTCTTGAGGGCATCAGATCTGCTGGGCTAACAGACAAGACAAGATTCTATCAGGCATCTACCTCTGAGATGTTCGGCAAGGTGCAGGAAGTTCCACAAAAGGAAACTACAGCGTTCTACCCAAGATCTCCATATGGTGTGGCAAAGTTATATGGTCACTGGATTACAAAGAACTATCGTGAGTCTTATGGCATGTTTGCTACCAGTGGAATTCTATTTAACCACGAATCACCTAGACGTGGAGCAAACTTTGTGACAAGCAAGATTGTTTTGTCTCTTAATGCTATTAAAGAGGGTACTATGGACACCCTGGAACTTGGCAATATTGATGCACTTCGTGACTGGGGTCACGCCAAGGATTACGTATACGCTATGTGGCTCATGCTACAGGCTGATGAACCAGATGACTATGTGATTGCAACAGGTGAGCAGCACTCAGTACGTGACTTCGTAAATATTGCATCTAAGTATTTTGGTTTTGATATTGAATGGCAGGGTACAGGGGTAGACGAAATCGGAATTGATAAGAACACTGGTAAGACTATCGTAAAGATTAACCCTAGGTTTTTTAGACCTGCAGAAGTTGAGACCCTCCTAGGCGATCCTAGCAAGGCTGAGAGTACCCTGGGATGGTTCCGCAAGCGATCATTCACGGATTTGGTAGAAGATATGTGTGAGAATACTCCAAAGATCTTTCCAAACTATTCAGCAGAATAACTTGACTTGAAGCCCCATTCTTGATACAATTAGTATCTAAGGTCCCATAGTTTATCGGTTAGAACGTCGCCCTTTCACGGCGATAGGAGGGGTTCGATTCCCCTTGGGACTGCTCAGGGTCTTTAACTCAGTTGGTAGAGTGTCTGCTTTGCAAGCAGAAAGTCGGGAGTTCAAGTCTCCCAAGATCCACTATTCCCCTTTGGTGTAATTGGCAACACTACGGTTTTTGGTACCGTCATTCTAGGTTCGAATCCTGGTGGGGGAGCGAAAAGGAGAAAAATGTTTATATCAAAAGCAAAACTAGAAAAGATCAAGACTGAAGCCTGGAACGATGGCTTTGACGTTGGTCGTAAAAAAGCGGTAAACGAAACAAGAAAAGTATTCATCAAACTATTGACTAAAGAGGTAGACTTGGATATAATTGATAATACAGCAGGGCTCAACAGAGCCATAGAAATCATTCGTAAAGGAAAGCAATAGTGAATAGGCTTTATTCTATCATTACTTCAGAACTTGAAGACCACGTAGACGAGCATGCACATGGGGGAGAATCTCTTTTAGATACAATCGTTGAAGTAACCTTTGGGTTAGAGCATATGGTATCAGAATTTTTCTGGAATGCAGTATTCCTACTAGTAGGCTTTGCAGTATCAAAGGCAATAGCACTACGCAAGATCCACAAGTACATTGATGACAAGCACGGTGTAACCCACCAGAAAGACGAGTATTAAAATGATTAAACCTTTAGAAGATAAGGTAATTGTAAAGCCCTTAGTTGAGGCAGAAAAGACTTCAGCCTCTGGACTCATTATCCAGACACTGGAAAAGGAAAAGCCAACCGAAGGAATTGTTGTGGCTGTTGGTGCAGGAGCAACATTCGCAGACGGCACCAAGATGACCATTGACCTATCTGTAGGTGACAAGGTTGTCTATTCTAAGTATGCTGGTACAGATATTGAGCACGATGGTGAGAACCTTGTAATCTTGCCATACCGAGACATCTTTGCAGTGATTGGATAGTCATGCCTAAGATCGCTATTGAGGACATGACACCAGAGCAACAGGTTGTCATCCAGGTTCTTATTAATGAGGGCAAGTTGCAGGCGTATGAAGAACTCCTTGAAGAGTTTGAGAAAGAGCACATGGCAACGGCGACAGAAGACCCATACTATGGCTACTACATCAAGCATGTAATTAAGAGAATCCATGAGTTGTATGACCCATTGGTAAAGGAAACCGAATAGGTATGGATTGGTCTGTCATTATCGGGATGATAACCGACATAAACCATATAATCGTTGACTTCTTTTGGAATACCATTTATGAGTTAACAGTAGCGATAATCTCATATAGAATTATTGTTAAGAAATTAGAGAAACGCTTCGTAGAAAAGAATAAGAATGAGCAATCAGATTAATGTATTGGATGAAGGATATGTACGCCTTGTTGATACCCTTGGTAATGATCTATCTGTGGTTAACGCTGCACGTGTATCATACGATAAAGAGTCTTACGAGTTTGAGCCCAGAGACGAGAAACTTCTTAGTTTCCTCGTCCGTGAGGGTCACACGTCACCGTTTCGTCACGCAG